AGATTTTCATTTGAAGAAGGTCAGTATTCGCATAAATTATTGTGTCATACTGATTTACACTAAAGAATCCAAGATAAAGATTTTCATTTGTGAAAGGTCAGTATTCGCATAAATTATTGTGTCATACTGATCTACACCAAAGAATCCGAGAGAAAGATTTTCATTTGAAGAAGGTCAGTATTCGCATAAATTATTGTGTCATACTGATTTACACTAAAGAATCCAAGATAAAGATTTTCATTTGTGAAAGGTCAGTATTCGCATAAATTATTGTGTCATACTGATCTACACCAAAGAATCCGAGAGAAAGATTTTCATTTGAAGAAGGTCAGTATTTACATTAAATAATCCAAGGAAAGTTAGCGTCCGCACAAATTATCGCATAAAAGAATTCAATCAAATTATTTTCATTCAAGGAAGGTCAGCGATCGCACAAATTATTATCTCATGTTGATCTTCATTAAATGATCTAACCAAATTATTTTGATTTGAGGAAAATCAGTGTTTGCATAAATTAATGTTTCATACTGATTTGCATCGAAGGATCTAACCAAAATATTTTGATTTGAGGAAAGTCAGTATGTGTATAAATTATTGTGTCATACTAATCTTCATTAAATGATCTAACCAAAATATTTTCATTCGAGGTGAGTTAGTGTGTGCATAAATTAATGTTTCATACTGATTTGCATCGAAGGATCTAAGCAAATTATTTTGATTCAAGGAAGGTCAACAATCACACAAATTATTATCTCATACTGATCTTCATTAAATGATCTAACCCAAATATTTTGATTCAAAGAAGGTCAATATTTGCATAAATTCATATGACATACTGATTTGCATTAAATTATGGTCTCATACTAATTCGCATCGAAGAATCCAACACAATTATTTTGATTCGAGGAAAGTCAGTATGTCTATAAATTAATGTATTATGCTGATTCGCATCAAAAGATCTAAGTAAATTATTTTCATTCGAGGAAACTCAATGTGTGCATAATTTATAGTCTCATGTTGATTCACATCGTAGGATCTAACCAAATTATTTTCATTCGAGGAAGCTCAGTATTTGAGTAAATTACTGCAAAAAGAATCTGACAAAATTATTTTCATTCGAGGAAACTCAGTGTGTGCATAAATTAATGTTTCATACTGATTCGCATCGAAGGATCTAAGTAAATTATTTTCATTCAAGGAAAGTCAGTATGTCCATAATTTATGGACTCATACTGATTCGCATCAAAAGATCTAAGCAAATTATTTTCATTCGAGGAAGCTCAGTGTTTGCATAATTTATGGACTCATACTGATTCGCATCAAAAGATCTAAGCAAATTATTTTCATTAGAGGAAGCTCAGTGTTTGCATAATTTATAGTCTCATACTGATTCGCATCGAAGGATTTAACCAAATTATTTTCATTCGAGCAAGCTCAGTGTTTGCGTAAAAGAATCCAACTAAAATATTTTCATTGTGTGAATCACTTGAATGTTCGTCTGATGATTTATTAGATGACTAATGAAAGTTAATTTGATGAGCCATCAATAGTTTGTTCATATTTCCTCATGGGACTCTTCAGTTGATCATTATGGTTCTCATTTTTTTTACAAGTTTGGTATTTAATAAATAATATTGGTAAATAATATAAGTTATGACTGGTATTGACTACAGTAATATCTCTTTACATCATGCTTTATTTGATGGTTTTATTTCTGCAAATTATGGTAATACAAGCGACGAGACAATTAAATCGATCATCGGTATTCTTAATCTTGAGGACATGAAAAAATATTTTGTCGAACACCACAAAAGAAAATTACTAACTGATAATTTGTATTTTGTTTCAGCGAAGGAAAAAAAAGACGTTTTTAATTTTATTGAAAAAAATGATAAACCAACGTTAGTGTACACGGGAACATCTCAACATGCTGTAAGTTTATTAATTAAAAGTTTGGAAAAAGATATTTATTCAGTTACATACACAAATACAGGTGATGGTTGTAATCACAATGGATTGGAGTCAAATGTGTTCTGTAATGGAATAATTAAATATGATAATATTGAACGTCAAAAATTGAATGAGTTTTTGGATATCCTCGAGCTTTATCATTCGGATAATAAATTAATAGATACGATGAATTTATTTGATTTACTTGTTCTGAAATTTTTAACATTTGATGATACTAAACGAGTTAATTACTTTCAATCATCAATTGAAGAAAATATTCAAGAAGAACAAATTACAATGTACCCACTCAATCAGTCCATAAACAATTCAACAATACAAATTACAACAATTAAGTTACATCAACAATTATCTGGTTCATGTTCTTTCCGTTCAATATTCTATCCAATACTTTATGAATTTTGTCATGTGGAAGAAGATTCTCAATTTGTCAAAATTGAAACTGAAGTAAAATGGATTCTGTTAAATCACATCACAGGCGAATTATCTAATGATCATTCCTTCCTTTATGAAGATTATAAGCATTTAGTGGAATGCAGTTATCTTTTGTACAGTAATCTTTTGGAAAAATATCCAGAATTAGACACATTCAATTACAAGGATCATATCTTGATTAATATCAAGAAAGCCAAACAATTAATTAGAGCACATACAATGAAGGTTAAACAAATTTTTTCATTTAATTATTCATTTCAATGTGGCTATAAGATAACACAAAGAAAGGATAAAGATTTTGATTTCTCTGCATACAAGTATTTATTAAAAACTAATTTTGGATCAAATAATCATGTTGAACAACACTTAATTAACGTGATTATATTTTACACAACAAATGATCTACAAACAATTACAAAATTTGTTTTTGTACATGATATTGAAAATTTTCTGATTAATTTGGTTAGTTATTGTTGTGAAAACACCGGTAATTCTTTATTGAATGATCCTAAGATAAACATATTACTATTTCATGTGTTGATATTATCATACTCATTTTATCGTACGATGGAGCTCTCGATGATAAATGATGGAATGATTATTAAGTTTATTTTCCATAAATACTTGAAAGCTGTTTTTGGCGAAGGTTTGCAAATAATGGAGACATTTAACAATGGGAGTTTGGTCGTCAATAAATTTTACATCGATTTCTATTTAAACAATTCGAAATTTTGCCTTAATGCTTTGAATATTATTGAAATATTTCAAAAGATGACAGGTAATTTTAATAAATTAAATGATTTTCTCGGTAAGTATCGATTTTTTCGCATGAATGAAATATCTCCTCATAATAATAATATCAGAGAAGAAATAGTTGGTTTAATCAACAAATTTGATTCCACAGATATTAATACTATTCATCTTTACTTGTTGTTTGCATATTACACAAAAGAAAAAAATATTCTGGATGCAAGAATTGGATCATCTGGTTCGATTAATACAATTATTTTAAAAACAGACAAAGACTCAGATATACCAATATCAACAGATTTAAATTTTGGGGTGAACAATGCACAGGATATGTCAATTTATTTTACATCTAATGATATTGATTTTAAGAAATTTGATAATTTCTTGGGAACAACAGAATCCCATGTGAACTATGCAAATATTCAGTTGCAAAATCTAATTTCAATTGTGTTGAACACACAGGACAAAATAAAACTTCCTTCAATCATTAATACGTTTACATGTGATTATCGAAGTATTGGATCTTATTTTTATCACCAAACAAACAAAATTCACAAAAAATTTATCGTATTACCTTTTGAAAATGTATTTGTTGAAATGAACATTTGTGAATTAAACCAAAATAATTTGATAAAAATTTTCATTATCTTAAATGAAATCAAATTGAACTGCAACAAATTATCAAATTTATTGTATATTGCACTTGGTTCAATTGCAATTTTTAGTTATCTATATGACAAAATACCTGATGATAATGATTTTTTTATTGTGCTTTCCGAGCTAGTTGAATATGTTAAATTGAAATTGGATGACAATGCCAGTGATTTTGTTCCAGAGTTAATAAATTTCCATAATCCACGGGAATTTTTCAAGATTCCACAAGATTTTCGTCAATATATTACAAATTGTATGATTTACCTCATGTTAAAATCTATTCTCATAAATATAAATTCGGAAATAAAATTAACATCTGATGATCATAATTATTTTAGTTTGGTTTTTTACTATATGCAATGTTCAATCGAGAATAAATTACCTTTTTATTTCGATCTAAATGTGTCGGATAAGAAAAGACATGATGTGATAAAATTAGATGAAATTGGGAAAAAAAATAATGAAATTATGTTGATAGTGTTTTCTCATTTCATATCTAATAATTATCATCTTAATTACAAGCACGTATTGGGCGGTAAATGTTTTTACAATGTGGAAAAAAAACGATTTGAATATATCGCGAATGATAGTAGTTCATTCAAAGTGGAAATAAAAGAAAGTAACATGAAAGATAACAAACTTAATTACGATTGTAAATTAACCCCAGTAGGAAATAATTCCATGGAAAAAAAAATCAATATTAGTTTAACTACACCATACAATAAAATGTTCGTGCCGCCCAAACATTTATTTTATTTGAAAAAACCACAAGCAATTTATCCATTTTTTTTATTTTGGAGTAAATATTTAGTGGAGAATTATACATTTGTCCCACATAACATATCTGTTGATGTCATAAATCCTATGTGGATTGGTCAACGAGATTCAAATTTATCATTTTCAACTAATATATTCACACACAAGATCAATGTCTATTACACGAGTGATAAAAAAACAAATAACACAGTTGAAACTATTAAATGTGAGATTTTGATTGAGGGTGAATCTTACCTCTTGAATTCACACATCAGTAATTCCTACATTCAAGAAATTTTATTTGATTCTTTTTCTGATTATACTATTTGGTACAACACATCAAAAGGAAAATATATCGTATATATTCATGATGCATTGAGTATTATTACTTATGATCAAAATGAAGGGTACGCTGAATTTAACCAAAATAAATTGATCATGCCAGGGAGCGGAGATCCACAAGATAAACTGGCCTTATCCTGGGCATGTGACAAAATTAAAAAATCGTTTATCGTCAAGAAAGAAAATAAATATTATATTGTGGCCTGTTCTTTTAATGATAAAAATGAAAATGCGTATGAAGGACCGTTTGGTGATTATGGATCTATCTCGACACAAATAGATTCATCTGATACTACTAACAAACTGTATTATATTGGAATTGATTATAATTTTTTAACAATTGATTTGACAGATAATGAAGCTTTCATTGTTTATCTTTATAATTGGTTGTATTCTTGTGATTACTCACATGTATATTTCATGCTCAAATCTTTCCAATTGTTCCTTGTGACAATTAAACCAAAAGATAAAAATTCTAGGACAAATAGTAGTATTGATCAGAATGTATTGGGTAATCTGATTAGAAAAATTAGTTCGGGAACAATTAAAAATCTTTATTCAATATATTTTATGTATCATGGTAATTATTTTGAGAACAGCAATGCAGATTTTCAAACAATAAAAATCCTCAATATCTTTCCTAAACCATGGGGATTACCTTTATCTCAGAACATGTTAGATTCTGATTCTGCGATTAAGTCGATTAAACTTGATATTCCAAAAATTATTGTCATGATGGAGCAAAATCAAACCAAATCGTTTTGTGAACAATTTTCCACACACGATTTTTTTAAAATGTTACTTTTAATGTTCCGTCATCAAAATTTTACCATAAAATCCAATAAATTGATTACTCACGATGATAAATTTAATTATATTGTGAATGAAATGAAACGAGAAATTACTCGCAATGACAATTTTGATTTATTTAATACTTATGAAAAATCTTCTGGTGGAAGTACAACAAATACAAAAACTAAACACAAGAACAGATCAAATAAAATAATTAATCACGCCATCTTTTTTGGAGGTACAGATCAGAATCTAAACTACAAAGATTTGCTTGATTACATTCGAACTAAACAAATTGAGGTGAGCGAAAAGACTGAATATGATAATTTCATAGAGTTTGAAACCAATATGTATAAGGATATTCAATCATATTATAATGAATTTGACCAACAAATGGATTTCCTTTACTATCTAATATCAAATCCCGCAATTTATAATAATCACACAGAGCTATTCACTCAATATATTTCAACTTACAGTTCGCCAAAGGTCAATCAGCAAGAGACAAACTATTTAACTCTTCGTACACACATTAATCATATTAGATTGTATGAATTTCTTTGCGGATTCTTTTTTTCACAAGAACAATATCTCGCAATGGATCAATTAATTCAGAATATTATGAGTAACGATCAGACAAAATTCTTTCAATTTATTATGGGAGGAGGAAAGACAGCAGTTATTATTCCAGTTGTTGCAATGTCTTTAGTTTTGGAAAACAAATTAAACGTATGTATTGTGCAACCGGATCATTTGGTAAGACAAATGAATAATATCATAAGAAAAGGCATTGGATTGATACTTCATGAAAGCACATTTTCTTCATTTGATGGAACAGATCCTGAAAAATACATCGTACCACGTTTATCCGTAATGAATGATACAAATGCAAAACTATTGAAATTATATAAGAGACAAACCCAAAATATAGCGTTTATATTTGATGAAGTGGATGATTTAGCGAACAACACAAAATCAGAATTAAATATAGTTAAACAACCAGCGCCCCCATACTTTATCAAAGAACGTTTTCGTGCATTGTTTGATGTGCTTTATGATAAATCTGAGAAAGATATAGGGAATGATGAAAATTATCTAAGGGATCTAGGTTTTGATCTTGAAGATATATCTGAGGATAATTTGAATAAAGTTAAGCTAGCGACTGAATTTATTAAAAAAATTGTAGAAGAGGAGAAAGCAAAGAAGGCAGCTAAGGAGAAAGCAAAGAAGGAAGCTGAGGAGGAAGCTGAGCAGAAAGCGAAAAAGGAAGCTGAGGAGAAAGCAAAGAAGGAAGCTAAGGAGAAAATGACATTGGATTTGCTTACAAATGTCCGCAATTTGGAGACTGAAGTTGAAAAAGTCAGAAACGATTTGAAAAAAACCCAGGAAGTTTTATTAAAAAATTTTGGGATCGTAGGAGGTTCAGGTTCTGATATCCAGCAATCTGGTCTTGATGATTTTATGCGGAATATCGGCACAAATATTAAGGATATTGTCTTCAAAAATAAATGGAGATTAGATTATGGTTTGCGTTTCAACTCATCAAATTCAAATGATTTCGACTCTGACTCACTAACTGAGTCTCTTTTCGCAGTTCCATATTTAGGTAAAGACATACCATCAAAAACATCAGAGTTCAACGATAATGACATCAAATTGGGTTTTACTATTCTTTCATACAAAGAAATGCAATATTTGAGGCCAACTGACATTAATAGAATGCTCGATCATTATTATATGAAATACAGTGACGCAATAAATTCAAAAAATACACTTATGGCATCTCTTGTTTCGAAACAGTATGAGTATTTTATTAGGGATAAAATTAATCCAGAAACCATACTACCAAACATTAGACTCTTTTATTCGTGGGAGACAATGGAAGAAAAATTCGGTCTGAGTGCAAAAAAAATTTTCAGTAGAAAAATACTAGAAATATACTTGCTACATATGTTAACTTTTATTGATGATAAAGTGGAAATGCACAATATTTCATTCATTGATCTCTTATCAAATGACACATCCATTTATAAAGTAGGAATTACTGGAACTCCTTACATTTACATACCAATGGATGAAGGGAAAATTTTCAAGAATCTTAAAATGCAGATAGGTGGAAATGGTTTTATTTTGGAAGCTTTGTTTAATACGTATGATGATATTCAGATAATAAGAAAGGAAGATGTTCTTAATGATTTGCTCAAAATTATCACAAAGCCTGAGGATAAATATATGACACTAATAGATTGTGATGCAGTTTTATTGAAATATGACAATTGTCAAGTGGCGAAAGAAATTTATGATGCGTTTAAAAAAATAAATTCAAAAATCTCATCTGTTGTTTATATTAGATCTGATCATATGTTAATGGAATATAATGGAAATAATCAAGGGCCAATTATTTTTAAATCAAGACCTGAACTTGATTATTTTGTTTTTTTTGATCAGGCGCATATTACTGGTATTGATATCAAAATAAAAAAAGGAGTAAATGGATTGATCACAGTTAGTTCCAAAACACATTTAAGAGATGTCGCGCAAGCAACATTTAGATTACGAGATATTAATATTAGCCAGAAGATCACTTATGTGTCTATTGATAATTTAGTTCCAAACCAATACTCTTCACTTTATGAAAAGAATCACGAAATCATTAAAATCTTTGCAAAAAATGAAACGGACCATATGAAAGCAATGAAGAGATCTTTTAATTTGCAAATGTTGCGCACCCTTTACAGAAATTTTTTTTATCAGAAAAAAAATACATCTGACAAATTGGATAATAAATATTTTCTTCTGGTCACAAATAAAACTCCTTTTTTGAATGAAATTATCCGTCATGAAGTGCAAAAATATCAAAAGGCCTTACCGGCTAAATCATCTGAACAGAATTCAATTGAAAATAAAATGTATAAATTAATTGATGATCTCATGATAAATTTGTCAGGTGATGAATTTTCAAAGGACATCATTCAAACACAGAATATTAATGTAAATCAAGTACAAAATACAAATATTAACATTAACATGAGTAAATACACAAAGAAAGAAATTGATACTGAGATATCAAGGGAAAAGTTTACCAAAGGACACAGTTATAAATTTAACAAAAATCCATTTTACGAGATCAAATTACCTTACCTATTTGATGATGATAATATATATATTTTAAAGTATAACGAAGGCCACTACAATATTACTAACACTCTCTCGAAAGTGAAAACTAATTTTAATTTCAGTCTATCAACGATAGAATATATTATTCAGTCAAATTATTTGTTTGTGGAAATACCATATGGTGTTTTAATTAAACAAGACCCAGAAGATCCAGTGAAAAAAATTTATGTATCAACGTACATTTTATTCTTGTTGTATTACATTTTTACACCAGATCACGATTTTAGAAGAAACATAATTTTGTGCTATGCGCGAGATGGTTGTATTTTCATAATGACAAATATTGAATTCTGTTTGTTAAAACGTGATCTTGATGAACAAAATAAAAAATATCCATCAGAACTTTGGAAACCGATTCACCAAATTAATGAACTTGGAATGAGTCAGCTCGCGTATTCCTTTATTAAATTATTGCTTAAATACGAACCCAGTGCAAATGATGTTGAGGTGCTTAAAACCAATTCATCAAATCAAAAACTCTATGACTTTCTCATATCATCTTTCCACGAAACATACTTTTTTACAAATGTGTATCGATTTCCCTATAATTTATTTAATAGTGGATTTATGAAAAGAATAATGGATGAAATTGTTGCGAAGCTTAATAAATTTGCTAACAAAGAAAAAGTGCCCTTCTACACCGAAGATAAAAATTTATTAGTTTATTTGAGTAATTTCATCAAATGTAACTACGCAATACTTGGTAAAATTTTGGATGATTTTGTTAAAACTCGGACGGCGCCTGACACAACATTTATTAATGATATTTTTTCATTAATTAACTTTCCTGATTCAGAAAAGGTGAAACAAATTCTTCTCCAGAGTAAAAATGAAAATCTGGTAGAAAATAAGCTTCTTGCTACGTGTAATATTTACACTAAAACAAAAATTTTATTCATCACAGAATCGTTTAAGGATATTGATCATTGGAATTCTGCAAGAGATGATGATGATCGTGTTACACCTAATCAAATCATAATGATAATTAAAAAAATGCAAGCTAATTCATTAATTGAGGAACTTTATAATTTAATCAATTTTGGTGACTCTTTTCATCAGTATGTACAAAAAATACAAAATAATTATTCATCGTTCTACGAAGAAAAATTAATCAAAGCGTTAACTTATGCATTTGATTATGATTTGATTGATAAGTCTTATGAGAAACTGCTTCAGAAAATAAAGAGATCAGAAGAATTATTGGAAGTGGATCAGAAATTTATGAATGAAATTTACGAAGGGTCTTATATGAAGATCCAAGACATTATGAATAGAGTGAGTAATCTTACTAAATAAAAATTTGAAATTAAAAATAATTTTCATTTCAAATTTATTTCCACTTAATTAATGGAGTTGCACACTTAAGAAAAAATTGAAAAAAAAAATATATTGTAGATTGTATTCTTTGAAGAATAAGATTGAGAAAACATACAAGAAAACATAAAATTTACCAAAAAACACACACCAAAAACAAATTCATCAAATGGAATTAGACAATGACAATGACAATGACAATCTTCCATTATGTATCCAAGAAATGTTGAAGTCTATTGATGATAAAATCAAACCCCTTCAAGATAACTTTGAAGAACTTGCAAAACAGCTGGATTCATCAGATGAATATCACGAAGGACTAAAAGAAATCGGCGAACAGTACACTCAAGTCATGGACCAAATCATGAGCTTGTACACTGAAAGAAAAGGAATCATGGATAATCAATTTGTGATGAAATACATTTCTTCTTTGCAATCGGAGATCAATAGTCTCAAACTAGAGATCCAGGGGATGAAACAAAAAAACTAATTTGATTTTTTTAATTAAATTAGTTTTTTTAAATAATACTTAATTGTGATCATATTTAAATTGAGTTAAATTGATCCATGATACTGCCATTTCATATAAGCACAAATATTCTTCCAAATCTTATCGTGTTGTTTGAGTTTGATCATATTTTTCAATAGAGGGAAATAAGGAAGGAATTCATCCTCTCCCAATAATTCACAAAATTTATGAAGTACATATGAATAATTCAAAAAATTCTTGCGTTCAGGAGGACAGAATATCGCGAAGGGTTTTTGAATATCGCGGAACATTTGTTTAATCATGTTCTCTGTTTTTCTGCTGAAAGTGGGAGGCTTTTTGCGATTGATCTTGTAAATAATATGAGACACGTGCTCATAATACTGGCGCAAATCTAGTTCTTTGAGGATCTTCCTCATACGAAAAATATCGATGTTGTTTTTATTAATACGTCTTTTGCGAATTTCACGAAGAATTGAATCAAATACTTCTTTTGAGATATCTGTCGATTCTTTGGCCTGTAATTGATTAAGGATTTCATTCAAATGATTGATTCTTTTGTAAGCATATTGAATTTTCTCGCCTGTTGGTTCTTTAAATGATGGTTTTTCTGACCCCACTAAAATATTTTCCATAACTCCACAAACCTTGCATACATAACATCCGTCAGATTGATTCAGTACCTTTTCACCCTCGCAAATTTCACATTTCGTAATTTGTTGATTTTGGAATTTCTTTTTTGTTGCGACCTGATTAGTTTCACCTATCGCATTCATAAATTGTTCATTTAATTGAGCCTTATCTAAAACAAAATTCTTTTTCTTAACACTAGTCTTACTTCCAGATCCAAGGTTTGAATTTGCGATGGGAACCACATTATTTTTTTTTCCTGTTTTCGCATCAAATTCGTTGAACCTTTGTGATATTTTTTCTTCTAATTCATTGAGTCCCTTTAATGAGGACTCAATGATTGAAGTATCAGTTGTCTGATTTTTTTTAGGTGATTCATTTGATGATTCATTTGAAGATTCTCCGTGAGATTTCACAGATAATCCTTGTTTTTTATCCAATTTCTTTTTTGACACATCCATATCCTTTGACGAATTTTTTGGTGTGTTTTTCAATGATTCCTTTAATGATTCTCTTGGTGAATCACTTGGTGTGTTCTTTGATGATTCCTTTAATGATTCTCTCGGTGAATCACTTGGAGTGTTCTTTGATGATTCCTTTAATGATTCTCTCGGTGAATCACTTGGTGTGTTCTTTGATGATTCCTTTAATGATTCTCTCGGTGAATCACTTGGTGTGTTCTTTGATGATTCCTTTAATGATTCTCTTGGTGAACCACTAGGTGTGTTCTTTGATGATTCCTTTAATGATTCTCTTGGTGAACCACTAGGTGTGTTCTTTGATGATTTCTTGGATGATCCACTTGATGAATCTTTTAATGAATCCTCCAATGAATCTTTTAATGAATCTTTCAATGAATCTTTTAATGAATCCTCCAATGAATCTTTCAATGAATCTTTCAATGAATTTTTTAATGAATCTTTCAATGAATCTTTCAATGAATCTTTCAATGAATCTTTCAATGAATCTTTCAATGAATCTTTCAATGAATCTTTTGATTCCCCAAGTGAATTTATTTGTGGATATGGAAATTCTTCTTTTGACGAAGAACTAAATGAAGAATTTAATTTTGTGCTTGGTGTTTCATTTGATGTATTATCGATTGAAATATACGAGAAAATATTTTTCTTTTTTCCAGTGCCTCCGTTCATATTTATTGGGGCTTGGTTGTTGCGTGTAATTGAATTTTGTTCGATGATTTTTAATTCTTGTGTGGTGTAATTGATATCATCAGAAGTTCCATCAATGTCGTGATTAAAATAAACGCGAATGTAACTTCCTCCTTTGATAAAGTAATCGAGGAGTTCAGTGCCATTTTCAATAGAGTTGATATCACGAGAGAGTTCATCAATAGCGTCTCTGAGTAGGGCTTTCTTGCGAATAAATTCATTATTGTATTCTTTTGGGTCAGTGTCTTTTTCAATTTTATCGAGTTCTTCGGTAATTTTTTTTAATTTCTTATGTTTTTGAGGGAGTGACATAAGCGTTTTATTAAATTTTTCCATTTTTTCACTATGAATGTGATCAAGGGTATATTTAGTCTTAATGACTTTACTGGGGATTTTTTTTGCACGTGATTGTATGGCCATTAAATATCTACTTTTAACTGAAAACCTTAGACGACCTTTAAGTAAGGATAGGGATCTTGTTACAAATATAATTATAGCTTCTTCAACGAATTAATATTTATTCAGTTTTTTTCACACATATAAGAATTATTATTCAAATGGGGAATAAACTAGACTTTATTTTGAAACTATAGAAAAAATTCGAATAATAATTAATTTCCACAGAATTTTTTTTCTGTCCTATAAGTATATAACTAATCATGGGAGGAGGACTTATGCAATTGGTAGCTTATGGTGCACAAGATGTTTATCTTACTGGTAACCCACAAATTACTTTCTTCAAGGTTGTCTATAGACGTCACACAAACTTTGCCACTGAATCAATTGAAAACTATTACAATGGTGCTGCTTCTTTCGGTCGTAAGGTGACATGTACTATTTCACGTAACGGTGATTTGATTACAAAGGTTTATGCCAAAATTACCCTTCCTGAGGTTGTTTACACTGGGGATTTCGTTAACTTCGGATACGTGCAATTCGCTTGGGTTCGTCGTGTTGGTCACGCAATTTTCTATTCAATTGAATTGGAAATTGGTGGTTCCCGCATTGACAAACAATACAGTGAATGGTTAGATATCTGGTACGAACTTACCCACAAGACTGGTCAGGAAGTTGGTTATGCCAAGATGATCGGTGATGTTCCCGAACTTACTGAATTATCTTCTTTGTCATTCGACAATCCCAACAACAATGTGTTGAAACCCCAATACACCTTGTACGTTCCATTCCAATTTTACTTCTGTCGTAACAATGGTTTGGCTCTTCCTTTGATTGCTCTTCAATACCACGAAGTCAAATTCAACGTTCATTTCCGTCCAGTCAACGAATTGTATGTTGCCACTGATGCTTTCATCAACTCCAACTCTGCTAACAACCTCGAAATGCAAGAATCCTTGCTTTTGGTTGATTACGTTTATTTGGATACCGAAGAACGTCGTAGAATGGCTCAAGTTTCTCACGAATACTTGATTGAACAACTTCAATTCACCGGTGAAGAATCAATTAAGGGTAATGCCGATAAGTACAAGCTTGCATTCAACCATCCTTCAAAGGAATTGTACTGGATCACCAAGTTAGGAAACTATCACGGACACAAATTCCAAGTGTATGTTCCTTACGATTGGGAAGTTGCTCGCTGTGAAGCAGCCAAGAAATTGCTTTTGGGTCAATACGATCTCAATGACTTTGGTTTCTTCAATGACGTCGAAGTTAGCGCCGGAGAGACTTCTTATTTGGATGCTCAAAAGCGTGAATACATTGTGGTTGATCCAGCAAGCCCAGCTCAAGAGCCTCGTTATGTTTTCGATACTTCTCAAGTTGCTGCTGACTTCGATGGATCTCTCTTCATTGGTGTTCTTTCCCCCAATCAACCCCTTTTGATGCGTTCCAAGGATGTTGATCTTCGTTCTAAGGTTGATGGAGTTATTCGCATTTATGCTGACACTGAAAACTCTGGATATTATTACCCTGAAGTCGAAAAGGTCACCCGCAATGATTTGACCATGTACGATTTATCTATTCCCATCAGCGTTTTCGTTGCTGATAATCGTACTGATTACATCAGACGTTTCGACCCCACTGTCTGGCAACACACTAACTATGGTCTTTTGATCAACTGGACTTTGAACCCAGTTTCAGAAGTCTTGCTCCAATTGAACGGACACGACAGATTCTCCCGCCGTGCTTCTCCTTACTTCAACTTGGTTCAACCTTATCAATGCCACACTAACATTCCTCGTGATGGTTTGAATGTTTACTCATTCGCCTTGAACCCAGAAGAACATCAACCTTCTGGTACTTGCAACTTCTCTCGTATCGATACCGCTCAATTGAACTTATGGTTCAGCGCTTTCGGTGGGTCATATGGTGATGTTTTCACTGCTAACGACAACAGAGTTTGGATCTACACTGTCAATTATAATGTGTTGAGGGTAATGAGCGGTATGGGGGGACTGGCTTACTCGAATTAGTTAGTGCGGGCATTTAAAGTGATAACTCTGCAAATTTATTAAACAATTTCAATTGAATATTATTATTTAATTTTCAATTGATATTTTTATAAAAAAATTGATTTTTTTTTGGTTAGTATAAAATTTCAATTTATAATTATTCATAGAATAACATGAGGAAAGAGATTGTATCTTGCAAGAAAAAAGACTATGTTGTCTACGAGTATTCCTATAAAGATAAAAATGAATTATTCATCATTGACGCGGAAGATGCAGAACTCATTGAGGAATGTTCATGGAGATGGAAAAGAAGAGGAGAAACAGCTTTAATCACAAGTAAATCACGAAGTGAAGGTGTTTCTTTGAGTGTTTTTTTAATGCAAGAAGAAGTAGAAACAGATGATGATAAAATAATATATATAAGTGGTAATACTAGAGACAATAGAAGATGTAATTTAAAAATTTCCAAATTGATCAAACTCGGAAAACAAGGAGTGCATAAGAGAACACTTCAGCTTCCGGAAGACTGTGGGATTGATATCGGAGAAGTTCCAAAGTGTGTCAAATACCATGCAGCACGACCAGCAAAAAGAATGGGTGATTATTTCTCTTTTTCACTTCAAGAAGGTGGAAAAATACATGAAAATAAATCAAGTTGTAGTTTAGGAATCACATTGAGAGAAAAATTAAATGAAATAATTGGGAAGCTAAAATTATTAGATGATGATATATTGGAAAGACATCATATTTTTGATGATCAAACAGAAAAAGAAAAAAAATTAAACACAGAATTTAATGAAATTATTTTAGTATCGCATTTTGAATCAAAGTATGATAATTTGATTGTTTTGAATTAATTTCAGTTTTAGACAAAAAAATGAAATTAATTCACTTAAGAGACTAAATATATTGTAAAATAATAAGTTAATCATGTTTAACGAACACGAAATTGTCAGATACCAAGAAAAAAATTACGCCGTTTGTCTTTATAAGATAAATAATAAGTCACGTTTGTTTGTCGTTGATGAAGATTCTGTGGAAACACTGGAAAATGATGACAAATATTATCATCAAATTGGAAATTATATTGGGTTTTATGATAACAATAAAGCTATTCATTACATTCACAATATAATTATGGATAAAAAAAAAGGAGGAGGAAAGGGACAAAAAAATACAATTGATCACATAAATCGAATTCCTATTGATAATAGAAAATCTAATCTTCGTTTGGTCAATCAATCTGAGCAAAATATAAACAAAAAAGGCTTAGAACGAAAAGAGATTGATGATAATGATGTCTCAAAAGATGAAATTCCAAGATGTGTATGGCTATCGAAAGCTAATGGCAGACATAGTGATCGTTTTGTCCTTGAAATCAAAAAGAATAATAAGATCATCCATTTGCGAAAGGGAGTGAGTGACGCTAATTTATCTCTGAGAATTAAGTTAGAAGAAATGAAATTTTATATTCTTAAATTAGAGGAAAAGTATCCAGACATGATTACTGAACACGAGATCACAGTTTCAATGAATCCACAAAGATTAGTTTTATTGAAGTCATACAATGATATTATCGAATTGTCATCATTTAATTGCAAACAGATATGCCTTGTAACTATTCCTGAAACAGAAAAAATTGCAGTTAATGATGCTATCTTGACAGATGATATTAAAAAAAGATTATTCAAAGATAATATTTTGGAAAAAAATAAATCTGGAAAAAAAAATAAGAATGATCACATATTTGATACCAGTGTGTTGCCTACATACGTAAATTTTATAGCACCAACCGAAAAAAGAGGATCGAAATTTACCATCAGCAGAAATCATTCGGTATTAAAAGAATTGAAAATATCCGATTTGCACTCTTCCAGTTCCAAAACTAATTCCGACGCTGGTAAATTAAAGGCAATTATGGATTTGTTTGCTTTTTTGAACTTAAATACAGTTGCAACAATTCAAGCAATGAATGCGAATGAGAAAAACGATTTAATTAGAGAAATTAGATCAAAACCTAGATTTATTGACAATAAAAAAAAAGAATTAGACCATAATTCTTCGGATAGTGTCAAACCAATAAAAAAAACACTCAAAAAAGCAAAAATATGTATTTCAGATGACTCAGATGATTCAAGTTCTTCAGATGATTCAGATGATTCAGATGATTCAAGTTCTTCAGATGATTCTGATGATTCAAGTTCTTCAAATGAATCATTAAAAAAGAAACAATGCAAAAAAGCAAAAAAATATATATCAGATGATTCTGATACATCTGATGATGAATCATCAAAAAAGAAATTGATCAAAAAACAAAATTCAAGCAAAATCAATCAGTAAATCCTTATTAAAAAAAGTTTCATTGATGATCCATTCTTTGTCCAGGATATTAATGACAGTATTGATTATTTGCTTGAATTATGTAAAAAAATAAAAAGCGCCACCATTAAAAAATCATTCAAAGATGCATGTGGAATTTAATATATTTTAATTGTTTCTTATTTAATAAAAAATAATTAAAATTTATCAGCATATTGGGGTGTCATTTATGACATGTACCGTATTTCCTGGCCACTTTCACGATTGGCAACAGTACAAGTGGCCAGGAAATACGGTACATGTCATAAACAATACACCAGACAAACCACTCAAAAAAGCGAAAAATATCTATCAGATGATTCCAGTTCTTCTGATGAACCTCAAAAAGAGCAAAAAATATATATCTGATGATTCCAGTTCTTCTGATGAACCATCATTATTGTTGTACATATATATCTATTAATTATTTTTTCAAATTTTTATGATTCATACACAGACCAACTAAATGAAAATAATTTGATGTAATACCTCTAATGAAATACAAGTGATTCAAAATTATTTTCACACACTGATTCACCAAACGAACATAATTTATCATACGATCCTTCATTGAATAACCATAATTTTCAATAAAAAAATTAGGTGCAAACGCAGATTGCTTTTTTGTATCTTAAAAAATATTTTCAAAAACACTTTTGAAAATATTTTTTCACATTGATTTTCTCTCCCATGCATATCGAATCGCATTAAATAAATCACCATCACACATCAGAACTTTACCACTATGTTTGAAATGATTGCAAAAATAAATTTTTGATTCTTTTAGTAATTGTCCATGTAAATTCAACGAATGATCATATTTTTTCTTACACAATAAACAATAAGCTACGCCATTTAAATTTCGTATATTATTAAAGTTAATTATTTTTAACACAACCATTTTATTCACACAATGTGAGATTATTTCAGTTTCGAAACAAGAAAAAAGAACAAGCGCGATTTTTAATCGAACTGTCTTTATAATTAATCGTTGAGTGTCGGCCGTGCAAATCGAATATAAATGAGCAACAATCAACGTGCATATATTAGTGATTATAATCTCGATTTTATTATAATCTTGTCGAGTATTTATTTCTTTATGAGACCGTCCAGAGAAAAAAAATGTTCTACTCATGGTCATTCTTTTCACATTTCCTAACCAACCTAAATATTCAAAACTAAAGGAAGAATAATTGAATAATATTGACAAACGCTCAGGATTATTCTTAAGATTCTCTATTTGTCTGCATAAGGCAGATACATTGTTTTCTAATAATTCGTATAAATAATCTAAATTAATAATATCCGGTTTGACAATTATTTTTTCAATGATTTGTTTCAAGATCTGGCGCTCATTAATTGTATTTGTTTCCGAAGAATGATCATGAGTTGACATATATTGTATTTAATTAAGATAAATGTTTATATTTGAAAGCAATATCGTGATTCAATTTTTTTTAGATTGAATATTTTTGATCTTTAGATTTAAATATTCAATCATGCACTCCAGCACTTACTCACAATCATTCTCTGTCCGCACCAACATACTCAACATAATAAAAACCATTTGCAAGGAGCGGAGAATCAGTACACAATAAAATATTTCTCACTGTTATTCATCAAATGATTACACCAAATTATTTTCTTTTGATGACAATCAGTGTGTAATAAATGTTGGTGACTCACTGTGTTTCATCAAAGGACAATACCAAATTATTTTCTTTTGATAACAATCAGTGTGTAATAAATGTTGGTGACTCACTGTGTTTCATCAAAGGACAATACCAAATTATTTTCTTTTGATGACAATCAGTGTGTAATAAATGTTGGTGACTCACTGTGTTTCATC